TGCGGTGCCGGACACCGAGCGATCGGTGAGCAGCACTTCCTTGGTGCAGCCGACGAGTTCGCGGTAGATGATGCTGTTGCCGATGTCCATGGCAACCGACTGGAGGCAGCCGGAGTAGGCGAGGAGGTTGAAGCCGCCGCTGTTGCCTGCCTTGAAGACGAGCGGGGTGGCTTGGTCGGCGTAGGTTACGGAAGGTGCAGCGGCGTCGGTGGGGGCGTTGTACAGGCCCGTCATACTGAAATCGAGGGTAGGAATCTGGCCGACAGTGGTGTTCAGCGAGAACGTGCCACGGGCGCCGGTGAGCTTGTGGAGAACCCCGTCGATGTTGTAGTAGAGGGTTACCGAGCTGAAAGCGCTGCTGACGGGGGTGTAGATGGTCTGGAGACCGATGCTGTAGACACTGGTGTTGTCGGGGGTGACGTTGCCGGCGAGGGCGCGGAGGGAGGCGACGCGGGTGGAGCCCACGTAGCCGGTGACGAGCGCGACGGTGCCGCTGCCAGTGCCGCCGGTGATGCGGATGATCTGGTTCTTGTAGGCGTCGTTGGTGGCGCTGGAGCCGACGGCCAGCGTGATGCTGTTCAGGGCGCCCGCGGTGGCGGTGCCGGTGACAGCAGGGGTAATGGAGGTCTCAGCGAAGCCGCAGGCTTTCAGGATCGAGCCGTAGCGGGGTGCGGTGCCGGCAGCGCCGCTTCCGGCCAGTTCAACGCTGAAGGTGCATTCAACGCGGACGTTGGCGAGCAGCTGCTCGGATGCGCCCAGGTAAGGACGAACGAGGTCACGGTTGACGCTCTCGCTCTGGACCGGCGTGATGTTGAGGTCACGGACCAGCACGGCGTCGGTGCCCAAGGGAGAGGGGTCGGAGCCGTAGGTGCCCTCGATCTCCGCCAGGAGGAGGCGCTTACGAGTGAGGAGTGCCATCGTGAATTACCTGGGGGTGTCTGAATGCTGCGTACGCTGCACAAGCGTCCGCTGGCCGGTTGAGGAGTCGAGGGTGTACGAGCCGCCTTGGCCGCTGTACTCATCAATAAGCATAGGTGCGGGCGCTTCAACAGATTCTGCTGCGGCTTCTTGTTCCAGCTCCTGCAGACTGTCCTCAGCAACTTCGCTGCTCAGGACATCCTCGGATGGTGCTGTAGTTCTTGCCATAAGTGCTTGGGGGCTGCGGCGATTCTACGTGGTGGACATGGCACAGTTTGCTGGCTTAGCTGCTTAGTGTTGCCACTTGCGTGCGGTAAAGGATGCGGAAGTTGTTGAAAATTACGCCTACGGGGGTGTCGGCAGCTTCTAGGGTAAATTCGGTGGGGCCTGGTTGAATGTCGATACAGAGACCGCCTAAAGTGAGGTCGGCCATTAGTTTGCTGTGCAGCGACTCGATTATGGGATCGGCGGCTTGATCGGGTACTGCATCGCGCACGATAATTACCACGCGCATGTTTAGTGTGTGATCGAGTGTGGGCAGCGATGTGTTCTGCGTCGGCACGTTGCTTACGGGCTCGACGATGAGGGCGGCGCTCTCGGCGCGTGCCACTGGCTCGACGCGGCTGCGGTAGATGCGCGTGCCAACGCCAACGGTGCCGACGAGCGTGGTCCGCACCGCGCTAAGGATTTGCTCGCGCTTGGTTGTCATCAGCGCACCTCGGTGGCGACGAGACGGCCGCGACCAAAGCTGATGTTCTCGGTGCCGCTGTGGTTGGCGATTCGCAGCGCCACTTCATCGCCGGAAGCCATGCTGATCATCCAGTTGGTGACGAGTTTGGCTTCGTCGCCACCGGAGCCGGTGAAGGCGCGGCACTCCGTTTGGTCTAAGGCAGTGCCGTTCTTGGCCAGCTTGATGCCTAGGACTTTGTTATTGCCGCTTGCAGTCTTGGCGTCGATACTACCATAAATTTGCATTAGACGAGTAGCACCGCTTGTGTTCTTTACGGCGAAGGTATCGGTGGTGCCGAGCGTCATGCCGCTTGCGGATGCGGTGTCGAAGATGCCGGTAAGTCCCGTGGTGACGTAGACGCCTTGGGTGGTGATCGTGATAGTACCGGCGTCCATCTTGCTGGCCTGGCCGCGTACCAGGTCGGTGTCGGCAAAGCTGTAGTAGGGGAGGGCGTTCCAGGCGGTGGAGCCGGTGCCGACCTTGATTTTGCGGGTGTCGGACTCGATACCCACCTCACCGGAGAGGAGCGTGGGGTTGGCGGCGGTCCAGGCCGCTGCGGTGTCCGTGCGTAGTTGGATCTGGGCGATGGTGCTCATGCTGTACCCCCACTGATGTCGTTGCCATCAATGTAAGTGGTGGAGGCGGCACCGCCGTCGATCAGTGGGTTGAGCTGATCTAGGCCGAGGTCGTCGATCGAGACCACAGCGCCGTTAGCGCTAATGGGGGTGGTGGAGGTGGTATGCGTGGTTTCTAGGTCGCGTTGTAGGGATAGTTGCGTGAACACCCCATCGCTAATTAGGACGTTGGCGCGTACGGTATAGACGGCGCCGTTTACGGTGAGTTTTGAGCCGTAGAGTAGGTCGCCGAACTTAGCGGATTCGCAAGTAAGTGTGTATTCGGTGCTGATTACTTGACCATCGACGATTAGTTCGCTGGGCATGTCGAGGATGCCTAAGCCGGTTATGGCGCCGGCTACAACGCTTACGCCGAAGTCGGCTAGGAATAAGTTGGTGTTTTCGGTGATCATGCTGCTACAAGCCAGCTACTACCTGCTTCAGTGACTGAAGAGCCGAAGATGAAGAAGCCGCTAAATACAGAAGCATATACAAGCGGTTCGGCTGAAGTTTCTATAACAGCATTTTCAGCTGTGGGTAGAAGTCCGGTGTTCAAACTTCGCTGCAGGCCGCTGGGTTGTAGTTGTGTGCCGAGACGCTCAGCCATCAGCTAACACCGAGTACCGTTGCAATACTAGGCGTACCACCGGAAATACTTACAAGCCGCAAGCGTGCGTATTGCACCGGGCACCCGCTTAGTGCGTAGCCGTAAGTGCCGTTGGCTGTAATGGTGGTATCGGTGTTGGTGGAACTTAGGTTGAAGAAGTTGGTGCCGTCGAGGCTGCCCTCAAACCGGATCACCACGTTGGTGCTGATGTTGCTGACGGTGACCTGGAAGGTCATGTCGGCGCCGGTCACCGTTTCCGTGGAGGTAACGCCTGCGCTGGTCAGCGTGCCAAGCGAAACCGTGTCAAAACCACTGTCGTATCCGAATGGCATGGGGGCCTCGTCAGGCGATGCGTAAGTGCGTAGGAATTAGGCTGCGCAGCCCGTAAGCTACGCAGCCCGGATGTACGGCGGCTTAGCCGTACTTCTTGACGCCAACGCCATTCACCGAGAAGGTGAAGGAGGGGCTGCTGGTGCCACCGATCGTGTAGGTGACGCGCACGAAGCGGGCGGTTTCATCCGAGCTGATCACGAGCTTCTGCTGCGAGGCAGTGCTGGTGACGCGGGTGAAGGCGGCGCCGGTGACGGCGGCGTAGGTGCCACCGAGGGTGTCGCTGGCCTCGACGGTCACGTCGAGAGTGGGGTTGGTGCCGGCGCTGGCGGCGGCGGAGTCGAGCACGAGCACGACATCGCCGTCGTATGCCTGCAGGTCGAGGCCGGTGGCACTGCCGGTCGCGGTGCGAGCGGCGGTGGCGTGGAAGGTCAGCAGCTCAAGCTTGTCGAGCGCCTGTTGAATGAGGGCCATGGGTCAAGCCTCCTCGGCGGTGGGGGTGGGGGTGGGTTTGCGGGGCCGCTTGGGGGCCTCACAGATGAGGGCGGGCTCTACGGCAGGTTCGGGAGCGGGCTCGGGGGCGAGCTGCGCCTTGTTCATGCCGATGAGCAGATTGGCGTCAGCGAGGGTGGCTTCAAGGATGGAGCCGGCGCTTACCGGCTCCCCCGAGACCATCACTGAGCGAAGGATCTCGATCCTCATGGCGATCAGGTGCCGAAGCAGAAGGCGCCCGGTTGCTTGACCGCGAAGTCAACGTCCTGGAGGGCGATGACGCGGACCGTGCCAGCGGTGGAGCCGGCGTAGGGATCGACGGTGAGGTCGAGGCCGGACCACATGCCCACGACGAACTGGGAGAAGTCGCCGAAGAGGCAGTCGTTGGTGGTGAGTTGGTTGCTCACGATCACGGGGTAGCCGTTGATCTCGTCGTTCTCGTAGACGAACTGGGCAGTAGAGGTGGCCGACTTCTCGGTGCTCTTGAGGGCGCCACGGGCGGCGGCGTTGATGATGTAGCGCATCGAGCCGGCGTCGGCGTTGGCGGTGGCCACGTCGGTTTCCATGCCGATGTACTCGGCGAAGGTGCCGAAGGTGCTGATCGTCTGAGCGCCGATGCCGGTGGTGTTGGTCAGGCCGAGGGGCTGGTTGGTGGAGCCCGTGCCGTAGATGGCAGCGCGGTCCAGCTCAAGGGCGATGATCTTGGCCAGGTCGGCACGGATCATCGACTCCACGTCGATCGAAGCCTGGAGCAGCAGGCGGCGGCTGTAATCGACGAAGGCGCCAACGGTCTTGGGCGTCATGTTCACCTGCTCGATCGCCTGCTGGCTCTCGGTGGGTGAGCCGCTTTCGCCGACCCAGTAAGCGGTCGCGGCGGAAGATTGTTTCGGGATGCTTACGTTGCCTTGGAGGCCGCTCAGCATGGTGACGCCGGCTTGCATCATCGCCATGCGGTTACGCAGGAGGTCGATGAAGCTGCCGCTCAGCAGGTCGGTGGAGACGAGGTTGCCACCGGCGGTGCTGGTGCCGACCACGAGGTCGCGGCGGAGCACTTCGTTGGGGATGACGATGCCGTTGGAGGAGCGCTGATACTTATCGGCGGCAGCCTTGCCGACCTCGATTTCAAACGCGGCGGCTTCGCGGGCAGCGCGGTCGCCGGGGTTGATGAGGTGGTTGAGGGCGCGGACGAAGGAGAAGCTGCGAACTTCCTTGTCGGTGAGGCCGAGGGCGGCGGAGTCGTCGTCATGGACGCGACCTTGGACTTCGACGCGGGTGCGTCCGATTTGGTTCAGCACGGCTTCGCGGGCTTGGTCGAGGGTGGATTCGTTGTCGATGAGGGTGTCAGCCAGATCGGTGCCGATCTGGTGCTGGGCGCACATGGCGCGGATGGCCGCAACACGCTCACGCTCGGACTGCCGAGCGGCGGATTGGACCTCCTGAACGTTGGTGGCTTGTTCCATGGATGGAGGATCTTGGGGGAAGTCAGCTCCGCGCTCGGCGGTCTGCTTAGTTTCTAGTGTAGGGGTTGACGCTTGATTTGTTTCTTGCGTCGTAAGTGGCGTGGTGGATGTGTTGGTGTCGTCGAGTGCGCGGCCCAGACCAACGGTCTGGTCGGCGGGCACGCTTACTGAGGAGACTTCCAGAACGTTCCAGCCCACTACTTGCATGTCGCCGTTGGATGCTTCGCGCACATCGTTGATCTCGTAGGCGAAGGATACGTTGCGGACGATGCCCGCTTCGATGTCACGACGACGCTTGTATTCTTCGGTGCCTTTTTCGGTGGTGTTGGGGCTCCATTTCGTTTTGACGTAGAGGCGGCGATCGTCGCCGAGCCAGGCTTTTTCGGCGACGCCGAGCACCACGTCGCGGTTGTGGTTCCAGAGCCAGGGACCGCCGTCGTTCATGCGGGCCAGGTCCATGGCGCCGTCATCGTGCATCAGCACCTCGCGGCCCCACCAGCGCTCCACGGGCGCCTCGGAGCTGAAGCTAAAGGTAAGCCCCGTAGTGGTGCTTTCTTCGACGCGGAGACCTTGCGGAGCTTCGCGCCTAAGCACTTCCTTACTGATGGCCTTGATGTCGATTTTGCCGTCCATGGACTTGCCTGTAGCGGGCTCAAAGGAGATGGGCGTGTAGTCGTGATCGCTAAGCCACTTCTTAGCTTCGCTTACTGTAAAGCGTGCGGCGTCGAATCGTAGGGCTTGGAGGCGCACGGGGTCGTCGCCTTTGATTCCGTAAATGGAGTCGATGCCTTGGGCGAAATCGTTGTTCTTGCGGCGGAAGCGATCGAATTGGCCGGGGTCTACGAGGCGGGCGGCGTGTTCGTTGGGGTAAGGGCGTTGTTCTAAGTCGGAAGGGGCGGTGCGGTCGTCGTCTTCGCTGTCGTCCGAAGGTTCGTCGAGGGGTTCGATTTTGCGGAGCGTCGAAAACTTGTGACCTACGAGGGTTTCGGTTTCGCTCCAGCCGTCCTGCTTAGGGCGGTATATGCGAATCAGGGCGGCGGGGTCGTCGGCGGAGGCGTCGATGCTGAAGCTGCTGCCGGGGACGCCGAGGGTGCCGGTGCGCATGACGTGCTCGATGCGGCCGCGGGCCGTACCACCGCTGGATTGCCAGGCAACGAAGTCGCCTTCGCTCAGCTCACCGGCTGCGGCACGTTGGGCTGCGTAGTCACGCACAGACTTAGCGGCGAGGCGCACTTCATCGGCAGAGGCAGCGGCACGGCCTTCGGCTGAGGCGTCAGCTTGGGGGCTGAGCAGCTGCTCGGGGATGATCCAGAACTTGCAGGCGCCTTCGGGGGCGATGTCGCCGGCAACGACTTCGCAAGCGCGAGGGCCGGCGTAAAAGACGCAGTTGGAGCACTGCATCCCTTCGCTGGTGAAGGGGCTAACAGGCATGTAATGAGCGCCGTGAGCGCCAATGCCCTGATCAAACTGACCGAGATCATCGACAATTTCCTCCAAGGCTTCGTAGAGCGCAACTTGGGGAGCTGTAAGGTCTGGCGTCAGCTCGCGTTGCTGATCGGCGGTGGCGTCCATCACGGCCATAGTTGTTGTGTTGTGCAGTCTATCGGTGGCGCTTTTTATGGTTTTGGCCTTAGCGTCGGCCCAGGTCTTTCCGGGATCGCCGCCCCAGGCGGCCCAGGCGACGCGGCCGGGTGACGGATAAGCGGGGCTGCCCGGTAAGTAGCCATCGCCCTGCTTGTCTACTTCGTGGCGAGCGAACCAGGCGGACATCGTGATGACGGTGGCGGGGCTCAGCTCATTACCGCTGAGGATTTGGGTGGCGCGGCGGGCTGCTACGGAGGTGCCGCCTTTGCGTCCCTCGGCCTTCCAGGCGCGGTAGCGCTCGGCCTCGGTCCGCATCCCCTCGGTGGGCATGAGGTTGATCTCGGTGCCGTTGACGTTGGCCATAAGCGGAGGCGCTAAGGGGCGGTGGGGCGGTAAGTGCTAAGGGGCAGTGGAGCGGCTTAGCGCTGCGGCTTGGCGGCGGCGCTGAGGTCGGTGCGGAGGTTGATGGGCTCGTCCTCGCCCTCTAAGTAGAGGGGCTCGATGTGGCGGCTGGGGGCTTCCGTGGGTGGATCGGTGGAGGTGGGGGCGGGAGCGCCGCCGCCGCTTAAGCCGAGTTCTTGTTTGATCTCGTTCTCCTTGCTGATGGTGGTCATGGTGTTCATGAAGTCGTTGCCGGTGTACTCCATGATCTGTTCGGCGTGGGTTTGGAGCTGCAGGGCGCGGCTCATCTCCATGGCCTTCATCTCCTTGGCGGGATCGACCCAGCTCCAGGCGCGAGCCTGCCAGTGCGGGGTGTTGTAGCGCTCAGGTCGGGTCCATACGTCGCTGAACATCGGCATAGGCAGCTCAGCGAGCGCGGCCGCGGCGAGCCACTCCTCAAATACGCGCTGGTGTACCTGCTGAATTAACACCGACTGGATTACGCGCCAGTGATCACGGTCTTCCAGGATGCTGAGCCTGGAGGAGCTGTAATTGGTGTCCGAGAAGTCGCGGCTAAGGGTTTCGTAGGAGCAGCCGTAGCCGGCGGCGAAGCGGCGGGCGAGGGTGCGGACCACCGCTTCGTATTGGCCGTCGTCGGGGCCGAAGTCGGGCGGCATGGCGGTTTCGCCGGGGAGCAGGAAGTTGTAGCTGCCGGGCTCGGTGTTCCAGAGGCGCTTGCTGTCCTCCAGGGCGGGCGTGCCATCGGGGTTGGTGCTGCCGAAGGTCTCGGGCTCGGGGGTCTGGATCCAGCCGAGGCTGTTGGCCTGTACACGCTTCCGCGTCCAGTGCGCCTCCTCGTACTTACCGAGATTCCACGACGTAGTGATTACGGAGGCGAACCAGGGGACTCCGCGTGTCTGCCCGACGCGCTCAGGCATAAAAACGTGTATAAAATCGGCAGCATCAATAAACAGATGCTTCTCATTACTGCCGATGTAGTTGGTGAACTCAACGTCACCAGGGTGCTTACGCAGAATTGCGTAGCGGGTGGGCCTGCCCCACTCATTTAGCTCAACACCCATACGCCAGTAGTGCTTAGGGCGGTCGCTAAGTCCGGTGTATTCGTCGTCGATTTGATCGGCTTCGATTAGCTCCAGGCTTAGGGGGACTTTGCTGCGGCCCATGGGCTGGCGGACCAGGCGGATGCCGATCTCGCCGGATTCGGGTAGGGCGCCGACGATGCTGAGTTCGATCCCGTGGAAGCTGAGGCGGCCGGTTACGTCGCAGGAGTCGGGGCGGCACCAGTGGTTCCAGCCGGCGAGGAGGGCGGCGTTGCGGCGCTCGTCCTTTTCGCTGCCGTCAGGGCGGAGCACCTGGGGCTGCATTTGGATGCCGCGGGCGCCGACGACGTTGATTTGGGTGGTGCGCTTGGCTTGGCGGGCGTAGGGGTTGTCGCGGACCAGCGCACGGCTGCGGTTGCGCAGCACCTTGAGGCTGCCGCGGATCTCGGCGTCGGCGCTGTTGCCGGAGGCGAGGAAGTCAGCCGTAAAGCGGTTCCACTTAGCGGCGTCGTAGGCGCGGCGGCCGTGTCGCGCAATGGCGAGCTGGCGGCGAAACCAAGTGCGGAGGCCCATGGCGGCTTAGGAGAAGCGGATGTAGAGGGAGCGGCCGTCGCCTTTGCCGTTGACGACGTTTTCGGCGAGCTTTTCGCGGGCCACGTCGGCTTTGAGGCGGTCGCGCCAGGCGATCAGATCGGCGAGGTCGGCGCGTTTGACCATGCGGCCACCTGTGGGGGTGCCGATGCGGTACTCCTGGGCGCCGGTGGCGAGGGCGCGGATGGCGGCCTCAACCGCATCGAGGTCGATCTGGGCTTGGCTGCGCAGATCAATGGCGGTAGGTGAGCCGGCGTAGGACAGCGCCGGGGAGACGGTGAAATCGCCGGTGCGCTCGGTAAGTGGTTGCGAGGCGGTGACGCTGACGGCTTGGTAGAACCATTGGCCGGTGGCGAAGGCGGCGGTGGTAAGCGCGGGCAGTGTGAAGGTCCAGAGGCTGCCGCTAAGTGTGCCGGAAGCTGTGGCGCCCGATGCAGCGTTAGTGCGAAAGTAGTAGGCGTAAGAGGATGCGCCGACGGCGAGGTCGTCTGTCCAGCTTACAGCGTCTCCTGCATATATTTTTGATGGAAATGCCATCGGTGGCACGCATTTCGTATAAGTCTAGGTGGTAAGCGTTGCAGTGATAAGTGCTAAGCGGTAAGCGGGAAGGGGCGTTGCGGCGTTGGGGCGCTGCGGCTTAGGGGCGCTGCGGCGCTGCGGCTTAGGGGCGTGGCGGCTTAGCGGCCTAGGACGTTGAAGGCGGCGGAGGAGCGGGCGGGTTGGGAGGGGGCGTCGTCGGGGGAGGGGCGGAGCTTGCGTTCCAGCTGCTCCCAGATGGTGCGGCGGTCGTAGAGCTGGTAGAGGCGGTGCAGGGAGGCGTAGGCGTAGACGAGTTCGTCGAGCGCTTCGTTGGGTTGGCTGCTCTTCTTTACCCAGACGCGCTGTGGGTAGCCGTTCTTGTATCGCATCACCTGCTTTTCGGCGGTGAGTTCCTCAAAATAGTCGAGGGGTGTTTTGGCGTGGAAGTGGAGGTAACCGGGACCGGGTTCGTTGTGTTTTAGGCGGCCGAATAGCAGCGATTTGATGGCGTCGGAGCCTACGGGGAATACTTGGGCGCCTTTGCGTAAGGTTTGGCCTTTGTGGTTGAGATCGACTTTGCTGGCCTTACCGATGGGCGGTTTGCCCTTGGTGGACATGCCTTTGATGGCGATGACGCCCTGGGCGGCGCGGTCGCGGGCGTAGGCGTAGACGGTGGCGGTGTGGTGGCCACCAGAGTCGATTGCGCACACACTTACACGTAAGTCAACGCCGTCTTCGCTTAGGAATGGGCGTGCTAATACTTCGTCGAGTTGTTTCCATACGTCGGGGCGGGAGGGGTCGCCGTAGAGCTTGCTGCGGTCGATGAGCCACGCCTCCTCTTCGCGTCCCCACGCCCACACGCTGAGACTTAGGCGGTCGTCCTGGCAGTCGCAGCCGATCGTGAGCGCCAGGGCGGAGGAGGGGACGATGAGTGCTTCGTAGGTCTCCTTGGCGGTGCGTTCCAGCAGGGAGGATGCGCCGATCTTGGAGGCGTATTCGTCTTCCCAGACCTCGCCTAAGACGGTGTTTACGAAGGTCTTTAGTTGCTCGGCGTCGTTCTTCGACTCCAAGAACTCTTCGACCAAATTAGACCATGAGGCGTTGGGGGAATAGGAATAGGCTGCCCAAATGTGGAAACTTACGTGCTTGCCGTTGCCGGGAATTGTGGAGCGCCATTCGCCGCGTTCGACCATCCAACGCTTCTTAGAGTGCGGGATAAGTTCGTTGCAGGATTCGCACTTGTAGGCGGTGGTGGAGGGGTCGTTGTCGGTCCAGGTCATCTGAGCCCAACGCAGGTACTGCATGTGGTTGCAGTGGGGGCAGGGCACGAAGTAGCGGCGCTGATCGCCTTGGGCGAAGAGGCGCTCGATGCGGCTGAAGTCCTTGATGGTGGGGGTGGAGCCGGCGACGATTTTGCGGTTCCAGTAATACTCGGTTCGGCGGATGCCGAGCTTGATCTGGTCGCCCTCCGTGCCAGCCGAGGGCGGGTAGCCATCGGTTTCGTCGAACAGGACGACGCGGCGGCTCACACGACGGAAGCCCCGCGGCGAGTTGGCCCCAACAAGGCTGAGCGTTCCACCCGGAAATTGCTTTTGCAGGATCGTGTTGGCACCGTCCTTAGCTTTGGCGTCGCTTACGAGGCCGGCTAGGCAGGGGGTGTCGCGCAGCATGGGCGCGATTTCTTCCTTTGAGTAGCCCTGCGCGTCTTCGATGGTGGGCTGCACCAACATCAGGGGGCAGGGGTCTTGGTGAATATGATAGGCGATTACGTGGTTGAGAATTTTGGAGTAGCCGACTCGCGCCGACTTCATAAGGGTTACTTGTTCAATTAGCGGATCACTTATGGCGTCCATGATCCCCTTCTGGTAGGGGAGGGTGTGCCAGCGGCCGCCCTCGGCGCTGCTCTCGACGCTGAGGTAAGCGTAGGTGTCGGCCCACTCGCTAAGCGTGAGGCGGCGCGGGGGTTTGAAGGCGCTAAGTGCCGCACTTTCCAGGCGGACGATACTGCTAAGCGGCGTAGTTACCATGTGTAAGTACCTAGGCGTCGGATTTAGCAGCGAGATCTTCCAGCGTCTCTCTTACGATGTCGTCGAGGAGGCTTATGGCGTCGGTGTCGAGGTCGGGGATGCGCTGTTTGGCCTTTGTTGGGATACCCAAAATCTTAGTGCGAGCCATGGTGATAATTTCGACCCATTTGGCTTCAACCTCCTCCGCTTTTACCAAAATTCGCTCTTTTTCCTTGCGTTCCAGCTCCAATAGTTCGGCTTTTAGGTGCTCGGTGCGGGCGCGGGACTCGTTGTAATCGGGTATGGCCTCGTTGGTGTCCGCCAGGTTGCGGCCTGAGTCGGCCTGCTGGTCGCGGCGCTCGTTGGGGGTGAGTTCGCCAGGGCGCATGGGTGTGCGTTCGGTCGTTCCAGCAGGGGGCTTAGGGCCGCGGCCGATGCGTTTCTGGGTGTTGCGGTCCCATTCTTCGCGCATGGTGGCGGAATTTACGAGTTCACGACCGTCCCCGGTGCGTAC